TCTTGCTGGACGAGGGGTTCAAGTCGAACAACCCCACCCTGCAGGCTCTTCTGCGAGTCCTGAGCGAGCGAGAGTTTCAGGGCCAGAAGATTCCGGCGCTTTTCGGGGCGCTGGCGTCGAACGAACTTCCGTCTGAGCTGCGCGGCCAGAAGGGCGGAAAGGCCGCCGACCTCGGGCCGTTCGAGGATTCGTTGCTGGCCTTTTTCGACAGGTTTTTCCACAAGCTCGATGTCCAGCCGCTTGCACCGGGTTCGAGCAATTGGGATGACGTCGTGTTCGGGGCGGCTTCTGACGCCGCCTCGGCAGTCCGTGTGACAACGGACGAGATCCGCGACCTTCAGCGGCTCGTCGGCAGCGTGGCCATTAGCGTCTCGATGCAGGACTCGGTTCGCTCCGTCGCGCAGAAGCTCGCGACGGAAAAGGTCCACGTCTCAACTCGGACGTGGCGCAAGGCGGTCCGCATGCTGCGCGCTCACGCCCTGCTGGACGGCCGCATGACCGTCCGCAAGTCGGACTTGCGCTGGCTAGAGCACGCACTCTGGACGACCCCGGACCAGCGGCAGATCATCCGCGAGATCGTCACCTCGGCGGGAAGCCGCGAGGTCGCCGAAGCGCTGGCGATCGAGGTGAAGGCCGCAGAGTTCATGACGGCGTTTGCCGACCGCCGACTTGCGGTCTCGTCCTCGGGTGACCTGTACATCTCGCCGACGCCGGTGTCTCAGCTTGCCGCGACGTCGGCGAACGAGCCGCTCGCTGCGTGGCTGAAGCGCCAGTCCGGCGAACTTCAGCAGCTCGCCGCGAAGGACGACGACGGCGAGATCAAGCGCATCCAGGCGTTCATCGACGCGAAGCGCGGCGAGGTGATCGACTCGATCATGCGCCGCCTGAAGCAGATCTGACCGGCTCGGCTCGACGGTTTCGGATTCGGACCAGTCCCGGACGACCCGACCCCGAAACGTGCTTTTGGCCATATATGTTTTGATCAAGATCAAGATCTAGATCTGATCAGAGAAGAGAAAAAACAGGGGAGAAAAGCACGTTTCGGGACCCCCTCGCCGAGGATCGATCCTGATCTGAAACATCCGGCGATGCTGTCGGGCGACCGTTCGGACGCCGGGACCCGTGAGCAGAAGGGATCCGCGATGAGTTGCAGAACGAGTTGACAAGCGCGATCAATCGCGCTACATGCTAACCAGACGAAGAACGCCGCCGCGCTTGCGGCGCTGACAGGAAGCGGACGATGAACGAGAACGCGAGGGCCGAACTGGCCAGACTGGAGAACCGGAACGTCAGGCTCGCCCTCGACGGGCTCATTCGTGCTCGGTACGAGCGAGCCCGTGCGTCCTTCGGGGTTCTCGGCGAGGCCGAGGCTGCGATGGGCGACGCAGCCGGTGAGCACGGGGCGCTGATGACCCGCGACGTGTTCACGGCGCTGTACGCACCTGGAACCGAGGTAGACATCGAGACGGACGGCACGCCGGTCCGCCGCATCCTCGACTGGACGGCGAGGGAGCTTGAGCGGCTCCCCGAGTGGCGGCAGCTTCAAGTCGCGTCGAGGGACAACGTGATCGGGTCCGCGATCGCCGCGCAGGCGGTTGTCGACCATCTTGCGGATCTCGACTGGCCGAAGGCCGAGGACCGTACGAGCACCGCCACGCGAGGTGGCGAGAAGTACGAGGTCCGACAGGACGGCAATACCGTCCAGATCAAGCGTACGCTGGAGAGTGGCCGGACCACGAACTCGACGAGGAGGTTCGGGTCCGCAAAGGCGGCAGAGGAATCGGCAGCGGAGACGCTGCGGAAGATGGAGCGCGACGGCTTCGCGGTGAGCCGATGCAAGTCCGAGGCCGAGGCGCTCGAAGAACTTGCCGCTTCGCTTGAGTCCGACGACATGGCAGGTCCGATGCTGCGCGGTCGCATCGCGCAGGACCTCCGCGACGCTGCGGAGCAGGCCAAGCAGATCGAGGCGTCAGTCCGCATCGGCTACGACCTGTCCGAGGCGGACGGGGCGCTCCGTGACCCGGACGAAGACGCGATGAAGTTCGCGGACCGCTTGGCCTCGTCCAAGCAGCTCGCCGACTTCATGGCGCACATCGGTCGGTTCCTCGACGCGATGAAGGACTCACGGGTCCGGGAGCGCGTTCGTGGCACGGTGATGCCGTACGACATCTCGACGACGCGGCAGTTCTCGCGTCTCCTGCCGGCAGAAGTTGCGATGCTCGCGCTGCCGGCAACGCGGTCACTGCAGGCGGCGCGGATCATTTCCGGGCAGGCGCTCGGGTGGCAGACCGTCGACATCGGCTCGAAGGGTCGCGGCCCGATGCGGATCGCCCTCGATATGTCCGGGTCGATGCAGTCGTGGCAGACCGAAGCCAAGGCGTTCGCCGTTGCCGCGGCCCTGCACGCTGCTGAGTGCGGCAGGGACGCCTCGGTGGTGGTGTTCACCACGACCGTCCGCGAAATCGGCCCTGCGGCAGCGGAGGGGCCTTCTCGCATGCGCCTCATCGAGGACATCCTTCGCATCGTGCCATCGGGAGGGACGGACTTCCGCCCGCTCGTGCGCGACTGTGGAGACCTGCCGCACGGGACCGACGTGCTGCTGATCTCCGACGGATGCGGCGAGATCGAGTCGGACGCGGCGCGAAAGGCGTTCGAGAATCGCGCGCTGCACTACCTCGTGATCGGCAGCGAGCGCGAGGTGTCTCCGGTGCTGAGGGAGATCGCCGGCTCCAACATGGTCCGCGCGGACTCGATCCAGGATGCCGGGGTCGTTGAACTTGCGGCAGCCGCGTCGGCCGCGAGTTGACAGAAGACGCGACGCAGTTGATGTTCGCAACACGCGCGATTCGCGCATCACAGACGGAGGGTTCGGAATGAACGACAAGATGGGACACGTGACCTCGAACATGCGGGTCCGGCTGACGCAGCTCGGCCTGACGATGACGCAGCTTGAAGAGGCGAGCGGGATCACCCGGCAGCACATCCACCGGGCGGTCACGCGTCCGGCGAACCGGAAGGTCCAGACGATCGCGAAGATCGGGCTGTTGCTGTTCTGCCCGGTGCAGGCGTTGTTGTCGTCGGACCCGTCGGACGTGACGCGGCAGCCGTTGCCGCCGCCGACGTTCCTCGACTCGTTGCGCCGTCATCGCGCCGCCTTCGGGCTGGAGCGAAACGCCAAGCCTGTCGAGTGGGATCGGTTCGTCGCCGTCGTGCTCGACGACTGGCGGAACACGGAGACGGTGCGCCCGGACTAACGGGTGATCAACTGACGGACGAAAAAGAGGGGAAAATGCACACGATCACGAACAGCGAGCGGTCGACAGCGACGTGTCCGCATCGGTGGCTGCTTCAGTACGGGCTCGGGATGCGGACGAGGAAGCGCGTTCGCGCTCTCGATCTCGGGTCGTTCTTCCACGAAGGACTCGACGCGTACTACGGGAAGCCGTGCCCGGCAGGAACGCAGGTCGAGTTGCGCGACAGGCTGGCCGATGCGCTGGCGGCCGTCGACCGGGCCTTCGCGAAGGAGAAGGCTGGTTCGCAGGGAGCAGCCGACTCGATCGATCCGGGAGAATACCTGTCCCCGGACCAGATCGAGGAGATGAAGGAGCACGCGGAAACCGCGAAAACCCTGCTCGGCATGTACCATGCGCAGTGGAGCTTGGACGACTTCGTCCTGATCCACAATGAGCAGTCGCTTTCCGCGAACGTCCGCACATTCGCCGGGAACCGGTCAACCCGGACGCGGTTCGGCGGGAAGGTCGACAAGGTCGTTGAGCTCAACGGCCGGGTCTTCATCGTCGAGCACAAGACGACGAAGACGCCGCTCGTGGACTGGTACGAGAAGAACCGGCGAAGCCCGCAGGCACGCACGTATGCGTGGCTGCTGTGGGAGGCTGGCATCCACGTCCACGGAGTGATCTGGGATCTCGTCCAGTCGGTTCCGCCGAAGCGGTGGGATGCGTTGCCCGTCCTGAAGGACGGGAAGCGTCTCGCCAAGACAGCCGGGTTGCCGTGGACGACGGCGGACGAGTTCGAGATCGCGGTTCGTCAGGTCGGGTTGACCGGTCTCGGACGAGACGGAACGATGGATGATGCGGACTGGTACAGCGAGACGCACGAGCGCTTGAAGGCCCGCGACAAGTCGGGGTTCTGGCTGCGTCGAGAGGTCGAGCTGTTTTCGGATGAGGAGATCGACCGCATCGGCGAGGAGCTGTACCGAGACGGCACGAAGCTTCGCCGCTGGCGCGAAGCGACGGACGAAACCAGGGCGAACATCCTGGCTGCTCCGGACGCAAAACGCCCGGAAATGGTCGAAGCCGCCCTGAAGGACATCGGGACCGATTTTCCTCGGGTTTCCTCGATGTGCTGGCAGTACAACCGGCTTTGCCCGTATGCCTCTCTCTGCCACTCGTGGAGTCGGTACGACGTGCTCGACTTCCGGTTCCCGCCGTCTCTCGGCGGGCACGACGAGCTTGACATCGAACAGCCGCCGACGGAATGATTGATTGACAACTGGATCAAACTAGACTACAACGGAATCAAACAAGGCGTCGGGCCTTGTGTGCAAAGGAGGAAGGCGATGAGAGTCGGACGTGCGAGTGAGACGTTCCAGCAGCGACCGGTGTTGAAGGTCGCCGTACTCGGGGCGAGTGGGGCCGGGAAGACGGAATGGGCGGCGCGTTCCCCGCGTCCGCTGATCCTGCTGACCGAGCCGCAGGGCAAGGCGTCGATCGTGGCTGCGTGCCCCGATGCGATGGTGATCGACATCGAGACGTGGGAGGACTTCCGCGGCGTCATGAACGCCGTGAAGGTCGCGAACCATGTCACGATCGACGGCGGCGAGCCGGCCTTGGAGGCCACCATCGACGGTCACACGATCGTGTTCCAGACGCTTGTCGTGGATTCGTTCACCGACCTTCAGCGCCTCATGATCAATCGTGTTGCCGGAGTCGAGTCGGGCGTGCGCGATCGCCTCGACCTCGACGGCGGCGCGATCAACATGGGGTTCGAGAAGTGGGGCCTCGTGACCTCCGCGTGCGAGTCTGTTTGGGCGCAGCAGCGGAACCTGCCGTGCAACACGGTCTTCCTCTTCCTCGCGGAGGAGAAGATCGACGACGCGCAGCAGCGATCGATCGTCCCCATGCTGAGCGGGCAGAAGCTGCCCTACAGCATGGGGCAGTACTTCAACGCGGTCGGTCTGGCGGCCGTCCGACGGCTCGGCGACGGGTCGTCCCAGCACGTGATCCGGTGGTCCGTCCCCGGCTCGCCGACGAAGCCCGCTCCGGGCTGGCCGACGCTCACGGTCAACACTCGGACGCCGGGGCAGACGACGCTCGGGTCGCTGCTGGCGTTCTCGTATCCCGGCCTCATGACGGCGCGCGAGCCGGATGACGACGCGTCGTTCGTGCAGGGTGCTGCCATCGTGCATGTCGAGCCCGCGCAGGCCCAGCAGACCAGCCCCGCGCAGGCCGCAGAGCCCTCCGCGCAGGCACCCGCTCGCCGACGTCGCGTCTGACGTCGGGAGCACATCAACCCTCCCCGGAAATCCGGGGAAATCAGAGGTGGAAAATGCAGATCAATCCGAATGACAAGGCGTGGGACGACAAGATCGTGCAGTCCGCGGCGCTCCCCGATGGGGAGTACGTCGTGTTCATCAGCGATACGAAGGTCGACGTCTCCAAGGGCGGCACGAAGAACATCGAGATCGAGTTCACGGTCCACGACCCGGCGAGCAAGTTCCGGGGCAAGTCGCTGCGCTTTCAGCGCTTCTGGCTGACTGAGAAGGCGCTTCCTCGGCTCGTGTCTCTGCTCCGTGCGGCCGGCGTGAACCACGCGTTCAACGCCGAGTCGGAGAAGGAGGTCGAGGGTGCGCTTCTCGACAAGATCTTGCGGATCAAGGTCTCGACCAAGAGCGAAGAGTACAACGGCGAGAAGCGGTTGAAGACCGAGGCCGGGTTCTTCGCGAAGATCACCGCTGCCGACCGCGCCCGCCTCGTCGAGGAGTACGGTCAGGAGATGCTCCCGCCTGTCGATGGCAGCGCGCCCGGAGAGTTCGCCGCGCCCGCCGCGCCCGGTGGTTTCGACGACGACGACATCCCGTTCTGACATGAACGCCTGAGGGGAGGTGGTTCATGGACGGACGCAAGGACAAGGGCGACATCAACGTCGCCCGGTTGAGGGCGAGAATCGTCTGGAGTCTCGCCAAGGCCCGATTCCTGAGGGGCGCAACGACCGCGACATTCAAGCGGTCGGACGTCGCGAAAATGCTGGAAATCGACCTCGACATGGAGGCGGAAGACCCGTTCGGCGGGATCGAGGCGGTCGTGATGATGCTGCCGGAGGATGGTCGTCCATCGTGGGACGGTGACGATCTGACGATCAGCGATCCGGACAAGTACCGCAGGGCCCCAGACGAGGACGAGGTGATCCAGGTCCTTGAATACTGGCGAGTCAAGACCGGTCGGTCGGAGCGCACGGACTTCAGCGCGACTCGAAAGGGGGTCATCCGCGCCCGCCTTCGGGACGGGTATTCCGTCGAGCAATTGTTCCGCGCTGTCGATGCGCTGATGAGGTCTTCATTCCACGTCGACGGCGGGTACACTGACGCGACCCACGCGTTCAGGGCCGACCGGCTGGAGCGGTGGTTGACGGCTGCGTCGGATTCGACCGCCGATGAAATCGAGCGCGTGGCAGACGCCACGATCCAGCGGCGAAGGCGGCGAAATGCGGGATAATCCGGAGGAGTTCCTCGGCAGGAACGGCATCGCCTTCAAGCGCAAGGGCAAGGAGCTCGTGCTGGCGTCCTGTCCGTCGTGTGGGAAGGAGGACCACTGTACGGTCCATTCCGGGACGTGGGTCTGGCATTGCTACCGCTGCGGCGCGTCCGGGAAGGAGTACAGCCTGAAGGAGAAGCTGGGGCTGCTCTATCAGGTGCAGGATTCCGACGGAGAATCCCCTGAAATCGCCATGGCGAAGCGCATGGCTGTCCTGTCGAGAGCGACAACGGACTCATCCCGCGTCGAGGACTGGGCGCACGCGCTCCAGCATCACCCAGCAGCGGAGACGGCGCGGTCGTACCTGCGCGGGCGGGGAATCCCGCTTGAAGTCGCAGAGATGTACCGTGTCGGGTGGGCGTCAACGCCTGTTGGCGGACTCCCTCCAACGCGTCGTCGACGGGTTCCCGGAGCGGCTGAGGAGGAACACGGCCCCGGCTGGCTGGTCATTCCGGCATTCACGCGCTGGACGGATGGTCGTCCGGACGCGGATGCGATGGCGATGGCGAAGCTCCGCAGCGTTCCACCGTCGGAGCGCGCGTTTCGTCGCCTCGAAGGCGGAACCTCGGTGCTCTATGCGCCGGGCGGCATCGACCCGAAGCGGACGCTCGTCCTCGTCGCAGGCGAGATTGACGCGTTGTCGGTCATCTGTGCTGGCTGGCGCAACGTCGCAAGCCCGACGACCGGCGAAGGCGCATGGAGCGCTGAGGCGACCGCAGCGTTGGAGGAATGCGAGGACATCGTTGTCATCTACGACAACGACGAGACGGGTCGAAAAGGTGCGAAATCCGTTGCGGACATGCTCGGGTCGCACCGATGCCGGATCGGACGCTGGCCGTCCGATGTGAAGGACGCGAACGAAGCGCTCCAGAAACTCGGGAAATCGTTGGACGTCGGCGCGATCGTTGCCGCATCCGTGCAGGCAGGAGGGGATGAGGTCGTCAAGGTTCGTGCGATCCGGGAGTCGTACAAGGCGTACCTGCGCGGGACGAATCCGCGTGGTATCAGTACCGGATGGACGGACCTTGACGCCGTGATGGGCGGCGTGCGCGAAGGCGAAGTGACGATCGTGACTGGCGACACGGCGTCGGGCAAGTCGACGTTTTGCTCGCAGTGGACGCTGCACATGGCGGCACAGGGGATGCCGTCACTCGTGTGCGCGTTCGAGCTCGGGCCACGTCGGCAGCTCAACAAGTGGGTCAGGCAGTGGTCGTGCCGGGCTCCGGACACGCTGGACGATGCGACGCTGGATGCGACGCTGGACGCGCTGGACGCGCTCCCGATCTGGATGCTGAACCGGTACGGTTCGATCAAAATCGAGCCGATGCGGAACACGCTGGTCTACGCGATCCGCAAGCTCGGGGTGCGGTTCGTGATGATCGACCACCTGCATTTCATGGTCGACGCAGGGCCGAACGAGCGCGGCGAGCTGGAGTCGATGATGAAGATGTTCGGCGAAGTCGCCGTCGCGACGCAGGC